AGTACGCCGCGACCTACTACGCCTGCGATAGCGCCTGTACCAGCGCTAGCAATAGACAGAGCTGCGGAGGGCAGGACTTGTCCTGTCCCCTTAGCAGCTTGAGTTATGAATCCGCCAAAAGTCGGTTCAGACAAAAACTCTTCAAAAGTCTCCACGCCGTCAAGCGGGACGGAAGCAAACTCTTCGCGCATACGCGCGCTAGCGATGTTGTTTGCTGCTTCGTCTCTATCACCGGTAACGGTGTTAAACAGCGCACGAAAGTATTCAATATCCGCGCCGAGCGATTCAGCGCCGGTCTGTATCCCCGCACGAAATACGTCACCAGTTGTAGCCGGAACGGGGGTTGCGACCTGGCGCTGCCCCCGCAGGACTTCCATGCTGTCCGGCCGGGGGGTAGCGGGGTCTTCGGTATCTAAAACTTCAGAGACACTTCTACGCGGGTCCGCGAGCTGGAAGAAGGCCTGAAAGCGATCTTGTGCCACGAATTACCTGCCCCGTGAATTGTAATTAGCTGCATCCAGAACGAGTTTGTATACCTGGCCATTGAGATTCTGAAGATCCTTAGCGTCTACGGCTTCGTCTACAGGGGCACCGCGTTCGTTAGTGTAATAGAAACGTGTTGGGCGGCCGTTGCCATCTTTCTCAACCCGCACGCGGGCGAGGTCGAAGTCTGTCGACGAGACAGTGTCCACCGCATCAGCGCGGAAGAAGCTGACGAGAGTCTCAATAAAGCCACCTTTCTCTTCGGCTGCCAGTGCGGCCACAGTGGTGCTAAGCGCTGGGCTCATAGCTGTAAGCGCAGCCTGACCTTCTGCTTTAGTTGGGGCTTGAATAGCCCTATACAAAAATGGAGCCATTATGGAGTTTGTAAATCGAGAAGCAGTTGCCTTGTTTAAGTTCTTTTCGCTGCCGTCTTCGCCAAAAAAGATCTTGTTTGCGGATTCAATGAACTGTGCCCCCGAATCCACTACATTTCTCTGTTTTTCGTCAATATCGTTAAAGAGGTCTCGACGCAGTTCAGCTATACGTGTGTTTACCGTAGCCTGATTAATAGCCAGTTGCCCCCGCGAAATATCATTTTGGTCGCGCTGAATATCTGCGGCATCAGACTGTTGACGGCTGATGCTGACGCTGCCGGTTTCAAAGATGTTTGACATCTCCTCCGACATCTGTTTGCGAATAGTTGGATCCTTTTCAGTTGCCAGGATCACGGCGCGAGCCATAGCTCGGTCTATATCATTCAACCGCAACAGGCCACGAACGTCGTTTATACCCTGCGACTGTAGATTTTCTGAAACAGCAGTGGCAACAGCCGGAGACACTGTGATTCGGCCAGCGTTAATATCGCGGTCAACCGCGTTATTTGAGCGGCCAGAAACCGCTGCAGAAATATCGCGGACTTCAGTGCGAACCCCCCGGTCCTGAATTGTTATTGCAGCGCCATTAGTCTTATTAAGGGCGAAATAACTTGATGCGCTATCACCGCCTTCCATCTGAACTATAGCCGCCATCAATACTGGTATTTTTGATACCGGTATTTTTTCGTCAGGCCGTATACCTGTCGCTTTTGAAACAAAATTAGTATATTTAATTGGATCGTTTTTATCCGCTGCTGGTGCGTATTCGCTGATGAATTTTTGTAATGTGTCACCTCTCCCAATGTCTAGCCTGATTTGCTTTTCTAATGCGACAAGCCCAGCCTCTCGCGTCGGGAAAATAGCAAATCCATTTTCGTCTTTGCCGGTTGATCCGCGCTGGTTAGCGAATCTTAAATTTCCAGGATTGTTATTCCGTACGGCCGGGACGGCAGAAGATGTTGCCGAGGGTGTGCCACGGATGTCGTTTAGAATAGCAGCCTGACGGTCGGAGCGGTCTTTAGCCGCCCGTTCACCGAAGCCGAGGGCCGTAGCCGCGTTAGAGGCGGCCGTTGTAACTGCGCCAGAGATGTCTGACAACAAAGTATCTGTTTCGCCCGTCGCACGACGAACGTTAGCCATCTGATTTCTAAGCGAGCCGATCTCCCGCTGCGTCATACCATGACGACGCGACAAGTACGGTTCAAGACGCGATGCGGCGTCCAAATCGCCCTGACGGAGCGAGTACATGTACAGGTTCGTCAGCTCGTTCTTATTCATGCCGTTGCCGACTGCTTCAAGAGCTGCGGCGTCGCTCTTGACTCGGCTGTACGCGCGTTCGGTGACGGACGATTGGGGCGGTGGGGGCTGACCGGTCGACGGGGCAGTGCGCGGTGCGGAAGAAACAACAGGAGCCTGATTACTACGGGGTTGGATAGCACCGGCGTTAACCAGATCAGCCTCTAGACGGTCGAGAATCTGATTCTCTTCATTAGGAGTAGAAGCCGACGCCAGCGCACTAGCAGCGGCTCGACGTGCTCCACCGGCAACGGGCAACGAATTAAGAATGGTGTTCTTGCGATCGATGCGATCGATCAGCTCATTACGAGCCGCGTCTGCATCCACGCGTCTTTCCTGCGCCCGGAAGATCGTCGGGCTAATGAGCGACGAGTTAGAGACTACCTGGGTCTGGTAGTACAGGTTGCCCAAGTTAGCAAGAGTACGGGCATCAAAATTAACGACTTCAGAATCAGGATTGCTAGAGCCGTCACGAGTAACTACGCCTCTCGATCCATCCTCGTTGCGGACAGTGATGGCGTAGCCGCCATCGGGCAGGGGCTGAATTGCCTCTGCACGCGAGTTCTTCGGCAGCTCGCCGCTCCTGTTCACCAGGTCGAGGCCGATGCTAATCGCGGTGCGATCGCCTGAGTTGATGCCATTTCTAAGCTTATCGCCGTCAATCGACAGCATGTTTGGTGCAAGAAACCCTGCAGCGTTAAGGCCCTGGACAAACTTATCGTTGTCTCGAATTGTGTTAAGCCGATTGGCTTCTTCGACAGCACGACGATTAGTATCTTCGTCAACAGCGACTTGACGCTGAAGCAAGCCAATACGACGTTCGCCTTGGGCTAACTCATCCTGGGCTAATTGATTGCGAATTCGCTGCTGGCCCATAGCCTGAGCGCCTTGAATACCAGCAAGGATCGCACTACCAAGATCTTGTGCCATGACTTACCTCTAGAATGCGAACGCCAAGATAGCAGCTGATGCCAGCGAGCCAATCGTGGAGTAAGTATTTGCTTTCGACTGCGCTTTGGCCTGAGTGTAGGCGTTACGACGCGCGGTTGCGTCCGCTGCTGCTGAACCAAGTTGTTGCTGCGAAGCGCGGTTTACGCCCTGACCAATGTTGATTAGGTCAGACAGCAAGGCCGTATTGGCTTCGCGCTGGGCGATCTTAGCGTCGTTGACCGCCTGAATACCGCCGAGCGTATTGGCTCGCTGCAAACGCAACCCCTGCTGCTGTATCTGATCGGGGGTTAGGGCTACACCGTATCGTTGAACATTGCGGGACGCGACGCCTTGCGTCAGAGCCGAAGCAACACCAACGTCTTTACGGGCCTGATCAATCAACGCGCGATCGGTTTGAGCCTTGTTAATCAGCTGTTCTTCAAAACCGCGATAGTTTTGAATGTAGTCAAGGTACTCTCGACGAGTCAGATCAGCGTAGGCTTTCTCAGGATCGGCTACGTCGGTAAGACCGGCAGACGAGCGGTTCTGAGTGTACACCCTATCAGAGTCGTCAACGCCAGTGCGACCGCCAGACAAACCGTTCTGAGTAGCACCAGTAATCTGCATCTGCTGTTGCAGGCGCAGCATTTCTTCTAGGTTTAAAGAAGTCATTGAAGGAGTAACCATTACCTAGCCCCCAAAAAATTGCGAGTAGCCAAGTCGGTTCCTTGCGCCAGTAACTTTAGCACCGCTACGATTGACCGGAGTAAAGAAACTACCACGTGTAGGTTGGCCAGTTGCAGCGTCTACTGCTTCAGAGGAAGTCGACATGTTATCTAGACCTTGTGCAACAAGCGTACTGCCGACCTGAGCAACCGCCGCCTGCTTAGCCTGGGCAACCATCTGATTTGCGCGGGCTCTTTCAAGTGCGCTCGACGTAGCAAGGCGGCTGGCCTGAGCCATTCCACTTTGCGCGTCAGCCGCCTGGCCACGGGCAGTGCCGAGCACGTTGGACTGCATAGTGTTCTGAACTTGTTTCGCCGCTACGTTTGCAGCGCCAAGCTGGCCCGTAAGCGCCTGAGCTGTGTCGCCAGCAGCAGTTGAGCTAGTAGCAGCCTCATAACTAGGAGCAGAAAGCGCCTGCATAACGTCCGCATTGGCGCGACCGCGAAGGCCCGACTGGACATCCTCGGTCAAAGACTTGTCGCGCATCTGCTGCAGGAGCGGATCGTACTTCTCTTTGAAGTACTGATACTCTGCCATAGCCACCGAAGCAGAGGCTTTCTCTGCGTCACTTGCCTTGTAATCAGAGGCTTTTGGTTTGCTGGCCACTATAGCTCCCTCGTATACACCACGGTATCAATCGACCAACCGTTCTCTGTTAAGTGCGGCATCAAGCCTAGGAAGGGCGACCTAGTTTCAAGGTAGCTGTACCCCGCCTCGCGCGCCGCTCTCTCGAAGAACGATTGATACTTAGATACCAAGCTATTCCCCTTTTCCTTAGCCCATGCGAGCCAAAGAAACATCGTTTTCTTACCTGTGAAGGTGTCAGTCTCGGTTGTCGAAACGACGAAGCCTTCACTAGTCACCCAAAGCACGGCTTGCTGGCTAACGCACGCCGCGTACACATCTTCCGCCCGATACGTAAGAGCCTTAGAGTTACGTAAGATCTCTTCAATACCCGGTCTTACCCAATCCCACTCTCTACGAACGTCGGCTACGAACGGCTCAACCGCCGCGACCGTAACGATTTCGCCGTTGTGAGAATGGAGTGTAGATCCCGCCATACGCTACCTTCCTAGCAATACCAACGTCGGCGTTCCTAGCGCGACGATCAGCCTGTGTAATGCCTTCATTAAACAGCGACGAGTACACCTGTGCGCCGCCGAAATCAGTCCAGTCTTTGCTCGGTAAACGCAGCAAACGAAACAAAGCGCCGTTGACGATTGTATCGCGATACTCAGTCATCAGCTCATCGTCAGCGGCAGTAGAAGTCTGCGTAGGCTTCAACTGCGCTCGCACGATGGTGCTGGAGGCTTTCGTAACGTTAGGTACAGGCACCATCCAGAACAGAGACTGGCTGGTCTTTACGTAGTATTCCGGCGTGCCGCGATTGTCGGCGTCTCGCCAGTTCTGCTTGCGCTGCTCTAACAGACTGGTGCTAATCGGCTCGATGTCCTTGCCATCGTGCACAACCCACATGATCTTATGCACAACCGTGCCTGACGGTGGTTCGAGGTCATACTCGTACACACCAGCGACAGTCGTGATCGGATCAAGCTCGGCCTGAAGCACAGCCGCCTTTTCGCACAGCTCGATGACGGCTGCTCGAATGTTGTTTTCGATCAGCGTGTCTGGACAGCCCGGTACCATCGGGATGATCTCAGGAAGCAGCGACTCATAGAGCGCCATGTCTTATTACCCCGCTACGACTGGGGCGGACATCACCGGGCGGCTTGCGTCAAAGTTTGGCGAAGTAACGGCGTCAAGCTGCGCCTTACCAGTAATTGATGCCATGAACAGCTGAAAGTGAGAAGACGCTCGCTGCTGATTGCCCGCATAATCCGCGTCCTTCATGTAAGCCATGTAAAGAACATAGTTCATGACGGCGTTCGCAAAAATGTCCGGAATATCGAGGTTTCCGTTCTGAGCAACAGTCGTCGGGTTGGCCGAGTAAATGATCTCTACATAAGAGGCTGCAGGCGACGCAACGCCGGGGTACACGTAGAAGTTACGCGGGTTCTGCTCGTCATAGATGTAGTGCTTTATAACAGCTACATGTGCAGCGTCGCCTGTAACGAGCGGGTCGTGCCAGTCAGGAGTCTGGGCATCAAGAACTTCGCGAGACACGATGCGAACAGCGCGCTTACCAACACCGCTGGAAGCTGCCGACATGTTACGGACCACCCGAAGTAGGCGGTTACCGTCACTGGGAATCTCCTGTTTCGTACCGGCAGCAAGAGTGACGGTTACGTTCTTAGCAGAAGCATCTGGCTTGAGGAGGGCAACCTCTCGCTGGGCGTCATTAACCCAGAGTACGAGCTCATCCACTACAGGCCAACGGACACCGGTCGTGTCCTGAAGGGTCTTTTGAACCCGATCAATAACGCTTTGTACGGTGACAGCCATGATCTACCTCACGAGTGTAGGAACGCCTCCCAAGCAGCTTCGCGGTCCTCGGTGCTAACAGTACGCCCGACAACACGGTTAACCGCCGACGCTTTGGGCGTCCCATCAGCCTTAAAATCTTCGGGATCAGCAAACTGTACCAGTTTCTCCATCCCGTTAATAACATCATCAAGAGACTTGAACTCTTCAAAAGCCTCGACTTCAGCGGCCTTGGCGATAGGTTCCGTCACAGTCTTCGCCGGTGCTGGCTTAGCCACAACCGGCTCGGGGAGCTTCAACACATCCGTCTGTTTTGCTCCCATCTGAAGGGCTAGTAGTCCGATCTCATCAGACACTTCGCGCTCGACACCCGGAAGAAACAATACACACGCACCGCTAAGGGTGGCTACCCGAATCTCTTGGTCTGCAATGACCTTCACGGAACCTCCTGGCTTAAAGAGTAGGGGACCCCCTCCGAAGAGAGGGCCCCCTCACGACTTAGATGGCCGTGTCGAGCGCGATCACGCCAAAGTCTTGGACGCTGGCAGTGACATCGCTGTTGTACTTCGGCTTGCGGAGACCGAAGATCTTACCAATCGAGATACCAGACTGGTTCTGGTAATCGAAGGTATCTTCGACGATTTCCGGCAGACCGATGTCGGCCATAGCGAGAGCCTGAGCGCCGCAGAAGAGGGCACGACCACCAACAACGTTGGCGTTAGCACCCCACTTGTAGCCAGCGGCACCGGCATTCGCCGAGGTACCAGTCGTCGCGCCAGCAGTGTTAAACACATGGCGGAACTCGTGGACCATCACACCGTCGACCATCAGCGAGCTCGAACCAGCGAACAACTGGTTGCTCGGACCACGGATGCCAGCGTTACGCACGTTGGCAAGGAAGTCCGAATCGAGCTTGAGGGCGGCCATCTGCTGCGGCGTCACGAAGAGGTGGAACACCTCGTCGTTACCAGCGCCGCGAACACCACGGACGTACTGGTCCTTAGCGTAGGCCTTGAGGGCCACGATATGGCGATACTTGAGGATGTCAGCAGACGTGATCGTGGTCGTATCACCGGCGACGATGTCGTTGCCCGAAACGCGACGGTGACGAGCAGCGGTCGGAGCCGACACGTCCGAGGCGAACTCAAGGTTCGACAGGTTCTGGCCAGAGGCCAAAACGCTGCGAAGACCACCGCTCGTCTTGTGCGTGTAAGCAACACCGGCGAGCGTCAAGAACGCGAGCTGGTCCATACGGTCAGCCATCGCGTAGGCGAGGGCGTCGCGGCTGGTCTCACGGAAGTTGACGACCGACTTCTGATCAGCGAGGCGACCGGCAATGCGGTTCGCAAAGCGCAGCTGATCGAGCTCGATGGTGATGTCGTAAGCGCGGAGCGCCTCTTCATTACCCTCAAGCGTGGTGTCGCCCGTCACGCCGTCACCGGTCATATCGGCGAGCAACGTGATGACAGCCTTCGTGCCCTTGTCTGACTTCGTCAGCTCGGTCACGCGCTGGATCATTGCATTAGAACCCGAACCAGCGAACTGGTTCACAAACGACATATTGCGAGCGACGCGCCAGAAATCACGGCTCCACGCCGTGAGTTGATCACTAGTCAGCGCCGCAAAGTTAGTAAGAGCCATTTGGCTTCTCCTTTAATTGCGTTACAAAATCTAGTAATGCACATGCATTACCAGCCTACAGCCGACTTGTGGTGCGGCTAAACCGTTTCCCCGTATCGTGGGGTCACGACTTAGCGCGTATTAACGAGGCGCGACCTCGGCACGTTTAACGCCTATGCGGGGCGAAATCAGCACGTTTTTAACGTGTGCGACACGGCTGGATATCGTTCCAACGGACGAGTTCAGTTGTAGATTAACAACAGAGTAGAAAGTTCGCAACTATTTAATAAGAATATTTCTTCTTGGCCGCCTTCTTAGCAGGCTTTTTAGCGCCGTGGGTCTTACCCGGCATCATGGTGCCATCCGGCATGCGGTGCATCGGGCCTTTTTCGCCCTTTTTCTTCATCTTCATACGCTCGTCTCCTGTGGTTAACGGTATCGCGCCGTCTTCTTGGCGATGCGCTTGGGTTGCTTCGAAAACTGCTCCCCCTTAGCAAGCGAACGACGCTTGTTACGGGTGGTAGCAGCATACTCTTGCGGGGACAGCGCCTGCCGAGCTTTCTTCGGCAGGTACCGTTCGCCAGTCGCTTTAGAGCCTTGGGTACTGTTCTTGCCAGAACGGGTACCCCAGTCCTCCTTAGTCCACTTTTTAAGGGACTTCTGTGACTTAGCTAACCCCATGGACTAATCCTTCTTCATCTTACGAAGGGTCATGGCCAAACGGGCACGCTGGCCGGTTTTGCCTGACTTCTTGGCTGCTGCTTTCAGCTCTTTAGCCGGAATCTTCTCGCCTTTCTTTACCCCCATGCTCTTACGCAGGGCACCAGGTTTCTTGATCGCGTCTTTGATCCAGTCCTTAGCCATTACTTGTAGCCTCCTCCTGACTTTTTGTACTCAACCGCAAGCATCTGTGCTTTACGGGCGCTCCATTGACCTGGTTTACCGCCTTTTCCACCGGCTTTTATGCTGTTAAACATCTGCTTACGCATAGTCGGCTTGGTGTAGTTACCGGCGGCGTTGACCTTTGACTTAGCCTTAGCCATTACCACTTAACCTTATCGGCCCAATACGCTGCGGACATCTTGCCCTTAGCGATATTACCGGCGTGGCGGGCTTTAAAAGACTCGCGGCGGTTGCGATAGGCTTCGGACTCCCCCTTTTTACGGGGGGAGCCGCTCACGCCCTGCTGGCCGAAGCGAATAGTCTTTACTTGCTCGCCCGACTTAGCCACAACCACGTGGCTCTTGGTCGGATGGCTTGGTGTGCGCTTAGGTTTGTTGTAGCCAGAGACGCCAGCTCGGGCCAAACGCGAGTCTCGGGTAGCCATTAGACGACATCGCCTCTCAGCCGCTTAAGGGTCGCTGCCGGGAGGGCGTTAAACTCGTCCTCCGTCAGCTGCATAACGTCGAATGCCTTCTCACCGCGTGCGGCAGAGCTCTCACCCGGCATATCAGGCGGCTGGGACTCGGCGGCCTTCATCTTGCGAGCGATATCGGCACGCTTTTTAGCCACTTCGTCGACCGGAGCGGCCTTCGTAGCGGTAGGAGCCGCCAAAGACGGGGTTTCCTGGGTGCTCATATCGACCAGATCGTACTCACGGAGGACGAACTTAGCCGCTTTTGACAGCGCAGCGACGGGGTTTTCGCCCTTAACGATAAATGCGTCGCGCAGATCGATCACTTCCTGCGTGTATTTCTCGTTGAACTCAGGGCTGTTGCGGTCGAAAACCGGGAAATTCGTCTCCAGCTCCGACGCGGCCTGCTGCAGAGCCGACATCTGCTGGCTCTGGGTGACCTTCTGCTCCATTTTCTGGGTCAGCTCAAACTCCAACTGGGCGCGTTCAGCCCGGCGGATCTCCTGACGCAGCGCCGCAGCCTTTTCATGCTGCCCGTCGAGCACCATGTTCTGGTATTCGACCTCCTTGACCGCGAAATCAAAGCTATCTGGGGCCGTCTCAGCAGCGGTTTTTGCTGCCATCAGATCATCGAGCTGCTTCTGCAGAGCCTTCTGCTTAGCCAACACCTCGTCGAGGCGCGACTTCGGCACCATCGGCTTCTTTTGCTCAGTCTCCTGAGTAATTTTCGGCTCTTCCTTGGCCTCGGCCCGCACGACCGGCTCGGGGACTTCCGGAATTTCGGGCTTTTCCTCGGCCTTTACCTCGGCCGTAGGAGCCTCGGCAACCGGTTCCTCAGCGACTTCCGGCTGTTCGACCGGGGCTTCGGCCTTTGGCTCTTCGCCCAAGCCAAAGTTCAGGTCGAATTT